ATTCTCCAGTATGGTCTGGAACTGGATTGGCTTTTACAAATACTCCTGCAACTGGATCATATATTAAAATTGGAAATCTTGTTACTGTGCAAATTGATGTGCTGTATACAACTGTAACTAATTTTGGAACTGGACAATATTCTTTGACGCTACCATTTGCTTCAAAATATCATACAGATGTTTATGGTGGTTCTGCACACGACACTTTGCCAACACTAAGACACTACAGTCTTAAAGGACATTTAATTCCATCAAGCACAACTATGACATTGTGGCAACATGCAGGTTCTGGAAATGATGAGCCAATGGATTACAATACTCCTTTTACTCCAAACACTGAAGATAAATTTCACATGTCTTTCACATACATTTGTGAATAATTATCTCAAATACTGATATAATACATTCTATGACCTTACAAGACTGGGCTGCGCTAACTCTTACAATTCTTTCAATTGTTGCACTTGTTGCAGGTGGAATTAGATGGATGGTAAAGCATTATTTAAGCGAACTTAAACCAAATTCTGGATCAAGTTTAAAAGATTCTGTTAATCGCATAGAGGAAAAAACTGACAAATTATTTGATCTTGTTATTGAACACTTAAAAGATCATTCTAAATAATTACTATATATTATATATAAAAAATATTTTAAAAACTTTACTTGCTAGTTATTCTTTTCTTTATATATTTTAAGTATACACCTTAATACCCTGGATTTTTACACTTTATGCAAAAGTCATTATAACAATTTGGTAACAATTTCTTAATACTCTGGTTTTATAACTTTTTGTTATGTTTTATACTATTTATAACGTTTTGTTACAATTGTCCTATTTATCATAATATAATGTTATAATTTTTACGCTGGCACCTAGATTCTACCCCCCACCCCACTGCGTCTAGGTGTTCAGCCTTTTATTTAATGGTATAATCAATTATTATGTGCGCTCCTATAATAGAAAAATTTGGTGCTACACCAGCCAATATTCAATGGACAGTCGTCCGTGGAGACACAGCAACCCTAGTTGTGGAATTCCTAGAAGATGATGAAGTTACAGGTTTTGATACAAGCGACTGGACATATAGGGCAACATCATACGATCCAGTTGGAGACGTGCTGGACGACCTAACAGTAGATGCAGATGGACATATAGTCACAATTACCGCACCAGCATCAGTAACAGCAAACTGGGGAACAGCATATAAGCAAGTTGCTGCAGAGTTAAAATTTGATTTAGAAGTAACTATAGAGGGTGGCAGTGGAGTAGATGCAGACACTGTATGGACCCCAGTTCTTGGAACGATCTGTGTCCTTAGTGATATAACTCCAGGATTATAATGACAGTCATTAAGGTATCAACCCCAACACCACTAATACCGCCAGTTATTAAAATTGGTAAAAAAATATTTAAAACAAAAATAAAGTAGTTTAGGAGTAGTCATGGCTAAGAGCATGGACTTTCCTAAAAAGAAAAAATATTCAGAAACAGTACAAGAAGAAAAATCAATAGAATATATTGCCGTTCCTGGAATGCAAGGAGAAAAAGGCGAAATAGGTCCACCTGGGCCACAAGGAGAGCAAGGCCCTAAAGGTGAAAAAGGTGATACTGGAAAGCAAGGTCCACCTGGACCACAAGGAGAACGTGGAGAGCCAGGAAGAGGTGCTGATGTATACGATAGTGCTTCTGGACAATACCCAGGCTGGGCTTATTATAAAAATAAAAGCAAAAGTACCACTAAAATTGGCCCAACAAGAGGAGATGATGGGTGGGTATCAATATTTTTGCAGATAGATCAAGACAATAGTATTGAAAAATATCTTCCTAGAAAATCTGTAGCGCTTATAAATGAAGTTGCAAAAAAAATTAATTTTAAAGCAGTTCAGCACGGAGCCATAGTTAATATTAGATACGACTTAGAGGTAGAAACATACGTAAATAATACAGAATTATGGATTAGAACTTTTTCTATAGATGATGAGCACTCAGTTACTGGATATGTTGGAAGTTTAAAATATCAATACTCCTATGATTTTTCGTTTTCTCAAACCATATTTATAGAAAATAGGGATGTAAAAATTTTTGGTGGTATACCACAAATTAGGTCAGATAATGAGGGTACAGTTATATTAAAAGGTATCTATATATCAGTTTCTTAGTGGTATAATTAAGCAGGAGGACTAATGGCATTTCCAGGCTCATATAATTTTAATTACTATCGTGGTGATACCGCTGAATTTGTGATACGTCCAAAAACAGCAAATGGTTCAGCATTTGATTTAACTGGGTTTAACTCAGATTTTTTTATTGCTACAGCAAGAGGTGAAAGTGGCACACAGTACGAAGCACAAGCGGTTGTTGATGCAAGTGCAGATACGGTAACTTGTACCATTCTTCCAGGTGTTGGAAGAGATCTTAGTCCAGGAACTTATGTATATGATGTTCAAATAGACTCTGGAGCATCCGAAATCTATACACTTTTAACAGGGACAATCACAGTAACAGATGATATTACTGGAGCATTATAGTGGTAGATGTATTATTAAATACTGAAGATGTAGTTGTGTTAGGTCCACCAGAAACTATTGATGTTTTAGTTGATATAGGTCCACAAGGAACTCGTGGAAGCAAATTTATTGTAGGCTCTGGAGAGCCAAACGCTCAAACATCAAGTGGCACACTGCTTGGTCAAACACTTATATTAAATGATATGTATATAGATGTTTCACCTGGACAAGACTACGGATACCTTTATCAATACGTTTCTCAGCCAGGAGGAAACACTTGGGTACAAGTTTTACATATGAATCCTGCAATATATTCTGCTGTAGAAACAATATCATTTTCTTCTGGAGCAGGATCAATAACTATTCCAATATCAAACATAGTTACAGTTAGTGGTTCACCACTTACCGCTTCAAACTTTAATGTTCAGTTTCAAATTGAGGGGGCAAACCCCATTGCTTCATCAATGGAGATTCCTGCTTTAGCAGGGGCTGGAACAAATTTAGTAATAAATTTTGACGCAGTTCAATATAGCGGTGGTAGTTGGTCAGCACTTACAGGAAACAAAACAGTACACCTATTTATCTCTATAGTTTGATAAAAATGGTATAATCTTAAAAGAGGTGAGACCCAATGGCTGTAGAAAACATAGGAAACTTAGTCCCAACAAAGATTCCAGCATTAATAGATGATGCTAATATTCAGGATGCTTTAAAAGCATATCACTATGGGTCGTATGATTTTGATACTGCAGAAACTGACCCAGAAGAACTATTAAATCCATCTATTGCCTATACAATTAATGATTTACAAAATCAAATAGATGATAATGCAACACTTGAAGAAGCAGCAAGAGATATTTCTAGAGCAAGCACAACCGCTCCTACTGCAGCAGCCTTCACAGCATTTTCTGCAGGAATACCAAATGGATATATTTGGGTAGACACAGATTCATCTGCTGGAGTTGGATATTATTCAGCAACATCTGTTTATACAGCAACAGCACCAACAACAAATCTAGCAAATGGACTACTTTGGGTTGATAAAGGATCTAGTCCACTAAAAATGTATGTTTATAATGGGGATACCTCTACATGGGATGAGATAGGTGCATAGTGCCAACATCATTTGATTCAGATGGAAAAGCAGCATATATTTACAATGAAGGAAATGATACGTGGTATCAAGTTTCTGGAAAAACAGATATTTCTGGAACATTTGAATGGACGGGACTTCATACACACCTATCAACATTTACAACAGCAGAGCATTCTATTGCTCAAAAGGGTACTAATAATTTTCTTAATCCATCAGCAAGAGATACGGCAATTCCGTCGCCAGTAGCAGGAACAGTTTGTATAATAAGACAAAATGCTGGTGGAGATACTGTAAATGAAATACAGGTTTATATTGGTGGCAGTTGGACAACAGTCCTTCCATCTCCAGTAGGACAAACAGAAAAATTTTTAAAAAGTAATGGTACAATATCCGTATGGGAACAAAGCCCAGATGCAATGACACAAGTTATTTTAATGATGGGAGCCTAAAATGGCAGTAACTTACAAGGTCTTAGGACAGTCTAAGCCAACTGCAAATACAGAGACAACCTTATATACCGTTCCAACTGGATCTGGTAATTATGCTGTAGTTTCAACACTTTGTGTATCAAATCTTACTCAAGATGCTACATCAATTCGGGTTGCAGTTAGACCAGCAGGAGCAACTCTAGAAGATAAACACTATATACTTTATAATGTTCAGGTTTCAGCAAATGCAACCCAAGCATATACAATTGGAATAACTTTAGGAGCAACAGATGTTGTAACTGTTCTTGATATAAATGGAAAGTGTGCATTTAATTTATTTGGATCGGAGAATTCATAATGGCTATTGATTCAACTACAGGCTCACCACAAAGATTTCTTTCAGCATTAACATCAAGTGGCAACTTTACTGTTGGTGCAGGACTTACACAAGTTTTTGTGTCTATTCACGGAGCATCAGGTGGCGGTGCTGGCGGTAGCGTTGGTAATAGATACTCAGGTAGTGGTGGACAACAATCACCAGGTGGAGTAGGACGAATTGCTGGAGCATGGGTTCAAGTTATTCCAGGATCAACATATGCAGTAGCAATTGGTGCTGGTGGTACTGGCGGAACAAGAGCACAGGGCCAAAGCCCAACTCCTGGCAATACTGGTGGTACAGGAGGAACAACAACTTTTGACGTTAATGCACTTGTAGTAACAGGTGGTGGTGGCGGTGTGAGCAATGCAAATGGTGCTTATCCTGCTGCTAATACTGGCAATGCAAGTGGAACAACAACCTTAAGTGCTTTACCTCCATCAAATACAGCCTTGGCAAGAACTGGGCAGATTACAACTCAACTAACTGGTGGTTCTGCTGGTGGTAATGGTGGCGGTCATAGCCTTTGGACACAAGATCCAGGTCCTGGTCAAGCAGGCGCTGCTGGCCAAGTTTACATTTACGGGTAAAGGAAAAAAATGAAAACATATGCTGTTATAGAAAATAATGTTGTTACAAATATTATAGTTGCTGCTTCAAAAGATATTGCAGAATCAGTTACTGCATGCAACTGCATAGAGGTTACAGAAGAAACAAACATTGCACACATAGGATTAGGCTATGTAGGTGGAGTTTTTGAACAACCAGCAGTAGAAGAAGCACCATCGGAAGAAACTCCAACAGAGTAAACTATTACTTAATAACTAAATAAAATAAACCCCCAAAGGAAAAATCCAATGGGGGTTATTTTTTTATTAAATTTTATTGCTTACATGGATACTTGTTATACCACTCGTGATATCTTTTTCCATTTAAAGAACTCCATGAAGACCAATCTGCTCCACCCTTAGTCATGTGAAGAGCAATTTCTGCATTTATTACTGGGTTTAACAACTCAGCGTTTGAATCCAGTTCAAATTTTTCTCTACGATCTGACCCCAGTTCTCCAAGCATATTTATTTGAAATACACCATAAGAACTATCTCCAGTCTTTACGTTACCGTTGAAAGCCAGTGGACGACCATTAGACTCTGCCTTTGCAATGGCACAAGCAGACCTTAAAGCCTTTCCTTTGAACCCTACAGCCTTTAACATATCAACTAGTTGCCCATCAGTCAAATTATGGGCATTTTCATACTTTTCAAGTTTTTTCTCTTTAGAAACCAAAAAAGCCACCTGTTGGGTGGCAGATTTTACGGATTCTTTAATTAGTAAGTTGTTTTCATTTGTTGCATTTGCAGTAGCCGAAAAAACGGTACTGCAGATAACCAACGATAATACCCCTAACCAAACGTTTGCTTCTCTCATTGTAAAATACCTCCTAGAGAACAAATGCTACCAGTAGGTAGCATATATTAATTATAACATGGATTTGGCAAATGAGTCAAGTTTGTGCAATAAAGTTAAAATATTTTTAAATATATATTTAGTTAGTGGTATAATGATATAACTATGGCACAATATCGTAATCCTAATGAATCGGCAATGTCACCTCAGCCTACGGCTCCTGCAACATATGATCTTGGAAATATTCCACCACTAGTTAACTGGACAGTTGTTATTGGAGATAGTGCTTCATTTAGAATTTATGTAGAAGATGATCTTGGAAACCCACTAGATTATACAAACGAAGAAAGTGGAGATACTAGTGGTTGGGATATTCATGCAGATTTTAGAAGGTATTCAGATAATATTGGGGATGATTTATTATTTACATTAACTCCATATGCAACAGAGTTTGATGATGCGGGAGAATTTACTGTTACATTATCTCCAGCACAATCAAAAATATTAAGAACTGGCGATGTATTTGATGTTCAGTTATCTGATGCTACTCGTGTTTGGACCGTATGTCAGGGTGAAATGACAATGATAGGTGAGATTACAGATCAGGAGTCATAATAAATGGCTACTACAATTATTACAAATATATCAAACACGTTTAATGCTGAAAATATACAACCAACAAAAACTATATCCAACATAAAACCCTTTAACTCAACTATATCTAATGCTGCCTTGGGCACAGTTATTGCTATTGCTACATTAGCAAACACAATAGCAATTTCTGATTTAAAGCCAATACCGTCAAACATTCAAAAAGTAAATTATGCAAAAATAATTACACCAACATCAATTTTGCCTTTTAGGCTTAGCCTTACAAATATAGGAATTGAAGGATATGATCCAGCAAACCCACCTGGAATTGGTATCCAGATAATTGGGTTTTCTAATTATATTCTTTAACATAATGATATAATTGCCCTATGGCAAAGGTATCAATTCCAAACATTAAAACCAAGTTTCAGACTGGCGATAGACCAACGCAAGAAGACTATGTAGACTTAATTGATAGTGCTTCTGCAAGGTCAACTGATCTTGGATCAGATGGTAATAATGAGTTAACAATTAATGGTATTGAAAACTCAACAGTTTTTGATAACTTTACCGCAAGCGAATGGCGATCAATGAAATATATGATATCCATTAAATATGTAGCAGGTGGTGCAAACAAGTACAACTCTACAGAATTAAACATATTGGTTGATGGATCAGGAGTATCTGTTAGCGA